TTCTAAAATATAATTATGGTCAAAATTCCCTTGAGAATTAAATGTACTAATCATATCAAAAATATTATTGCGAAGCATGGTTAAAATATCGCTTGATAGATGACAAATCATTTCTGTATATTCATTATATTCATCATCTTTTAATAGACAATGACAACCTAGCCACTTATTTTCTGCATTTTTTCTGATCCAATTTGAGTCAGTTGAAAATGATTCATAAACTTGGTTTTCAAGATTTACTTCATGTTCAGAGTTGGGGTCATCTTTTAAGAACCATTGAAAGTTTCCTAGTTCATTACAGGCTGTATGACATACTAAATAAAAGTCTGCATTTTTATTTTCTCTTGCAATTGTTATAAATTTTTTTTGCATATTATTTGTCTCCTTTTAATTATCTTCACCTTGAGCTATCATCAGTTAAATCCTTATTTAATCAAATCTCTTATCGTATTTTTTATCTTCTACAAGGTCAACATCTGTATAATTATCAAGGCATTTCTCATAATGCCCCTCTTGCTTAGTAATTCCTGAATATGTTTCATACGGATTAGGAAGATTATGTTTTTTACAACATTCATAGCAGATTACAAAACTTCTAGTTTTTTCTCTATTTCCATATGGTTCATTATCTGTATGATACCTAGCAAAATTTTGAAAAGGTGTCATAGATAACAGCGTTGCCGTTCTATCACAGTCTTTTCCACAAAAATCACATATAGCGTGTATCATGCTCATTACCTCTCTTTCTACTGATATTAATAGAATTGTAAAAAAAGCACACGATAAAAATAAACTTTAATTTTTATCATGTGCTATAAAACAGGTTATGTTTTATGTGAAAAATATTCAATACATTAAAGGTAAGCGCAAAATATTGCTACATTACTCATGAATTACGCTTGCACCAAAATGATAGATGCAAGCGTTTTACTCCAGTTTAGTTTTGACAGTTCGTTTTCGCAGTCTCGCTCCATGGGGCAAGCTGTTTCAACTGTTCATCTGACATTTTATCGTCTGGCCGCTGTGATAAGAGATATGTCAGATATTTATAGGTGTTCAGATCATTCGCTTTTGCCATCTCAACCATTGTATACACAATAGCGCTGGAGGCAGCTCCTTTCGGACTGGCACTGAACAGCCAGTTCTTCCGGCCGACAGTGAATGGCCTGATTGCATTCTCGCTAAGATTATTGGACAAACTGCAATGACCGTCTTCCAGATAAGTCATCAGGGTGTCTTTCCGATTTTGGGCATAGTTTACCGCTTTCGCCAAACGGGTTCCTTTGTTTGGGCGCTGTTGATCCAGCCAATTCCAGAATGCCTCCAGTATCGGCTTCTCCTTTTCAAGACGAAATTGTTTTCTCTGCTCCGCAGTGTGATTTTTTGCTTTTGAGTACCGCTCACAATCAAACAGCTTGGAACAGAACTGTACTCCCTGCACTGCCGGAAGGCTGTAATCATACTCTTTCCCTTTCGGTATGGCATCTGTGAAGTAACGTCTCACATGTGCCCAGCAAGAGCAGCGTTTGATATCCGGCAGATTATTATAACCCTGGTATCCATCCGTCTCCAGATATCCGCTGAACCCCTGTAGGAAAGATGCTGCATGGAACTTTGCCCTTGTCTCTGTGTAATGGTAGAGCAGGATCGGCGGAAGTCCATCTTCTCCACTGCGGAAGAGCCACATCCAGGAATCCGTTTCAGGATTACGCTCCGGCTCATTCAGTACCTGAACCCGGGTTTCATCTGCCATCAGATATTTACGCATCCGTAACTGACGGTGAAAATAATTATAAACATGACGGAGATAATTCTCGGCACAGTAAATGATCCAGTTAGCAAGCGTAGCCCGGCTTAATGGGACACCCAGTTGCTTCCAGTCCTCTTCCTGCCTGTTTAACGGCAGACCATTCTGGTACTTCTGGTGCATTGCCCATCCGACAACGGATTCCGATGCATAACTTTCCGGGATCAATGGTTCCTGAACAGGGGCTTTGACAAATGTCTGATCATCCGGATGTTCCTCTGATATGGCACACTCCGGGCATTTATAGGTTTCACGATAGATATTTACTACTTTTCCCTTGGCAGGGGTAAAACGAAATTCATGACGGACGAATTCTTTCCCAATACATTCCATCTGCGTTCCGCAGGTTGGACAGTTTCGCTCCTCTTCCGGAAGAGAAATGATCTCGTCGCAGGAAGGAACATTTTTAAAGAGATCAGCATGTGTCCGTCTTGCTTTTCTCTTATGTTCCGGAACAGTGATGTCATCAGGAAGTTCCTGTTCCCATGTCGGATCTGCTTCCTGCTCGGCTTCATCAAAAAGATTCAACTGGCCAGCGATATCTTTCCGTTTTTCACTGGAAGTACCAAAAAGTTTCTTCGTGAGATATTCAATCTGCTGACGAAGGTTTTCTTTTTCCAGCCGGTCTGCTTCCAATGTTTTTTGTAAAGACTGGATCAGTTCTGTCTGTGTGGAAATCGTCTTATTCAGTTGGTTGATCATGTCCTTGTACGCAAGGATTTTTGAATCTTTTGAATTGCCAGCCATATGTTTTCTGCTCCTTTTTCACTGCTCTTATTATACCATAAAAAGCAATGAAAAAGAAGCAGAAACCCCAGCATTTACAAGGGATTTCAGACATGATACAGGGTGAGAAGCCCCTCCGTTTACGCGATCATTCCGTAGGTTTGAATGCCTTGGGTTGTTCGATTTCAAGCCCGGACATGAGCCAGTCGAATTGCTGCCAGGTCAATTGTTTTACTTCCAGCTGATTTCTGGGCCAGCGAAACCTGCCCTGAACTTCCATACGTTTATACAGCAGCACAAATCCGTCAGATTCCCAGAGCAAAGCTTTGATCCTGTCACAACGTTTTCCACAGAAAAGATACAGGGCACTTCGCCTTGGATCCATATGGAGTTGATCCTCTACAATAGCACACAGCCCGTCAATGGATTTCCGCATATCCGTTCTGCCTGTTACGATATAGATTTCATCGGCGGCTGTGATATCCCCTAACATTCCAGCTCCTTCACAATTCGAAGCGTTTGAGCCAGAAGCTGAGGATCTGTTCCATTTGGTATTGTTAGATGAAAGCTGCCTACAGACAGCTTCATTGACTCTGCTACAGAAAAGTTATTCCTTTCCGTAGCTGCCGGAATTACATTTAATGGCTGTTCATAAGGAATCGGGTCAGTATCATGAAACTCCACTCTGACAACTTCCTGGCCTTCTGGTGCGCGATAGGTGCGTCCAGTTGACGCCGGCAAATCCACACAACCTTTCTGACGCAGTCTTTTTACCCAGTTGTAAAAAGTTTCTGGCTTGATATCATGTTCCACACGTCAATACGGTTTGTTGAGTAGACATTTCTGTACTCAAATTTGTTCGGAGAAGTTGCTCGACGGTGGCGTATAAAGCTCACTTATTGCCATATGTCGCTACATACCCACTTTTCCGGGCATAAAAAAGAAGCCGCCGATTATTGACTAATCGACGACCTCAAAGTACATCAGAGCGTAAAATATTCACTTTTTTCCCTTATAAGTGATTAAGCTCACTTATTTCAGTTTGTAATGATTTTCAGTGATTATAATCACTTATTTTTACCAAATGATAGCATCACCCAAAACTCCGGGTGGCGTAAAAAGCTCACTTTTTCCAAGTGAACAAAATCACTTATTTCCAATAGCCATAAGTGAGCTTAATCACTTATTTTTTACGTTCATAGGTGCAAAAGTGATTTTATTCACTTGTTGAGTAGACTTATCTGTATAGCTCCTGCCCACCCGGTCACCTTCCACCTTGCTGCCTTGCAAGCATCCTGGATCCTTACCCGGTTGGCTGCCTTTTGCCGACTTCGCCACACACCCCTCACAGCGTCCCACTGTCGCGTTTAATTGGCGAGGCCGAGGAACTTTCCGCAGCGGACAATCCTTCGCCACACAGGGGCTTTGTGAGGCTTGGATTTTCGTCAAGAGCTTTCCCGTTTTCGACCAAAAACGGAGTGCCTAAATCGAAACTCACAAGTTGCTGTCTGGGGATGCTTTTCCCCTCCAGACGATATGTATTGTTCCGGTTCCACCGCATGTCCCGGTAGATCATCCGCACCAATGCCACGCACTTGATCTCGCAGCTGTTGCTCACAGTCAGCTTCGGTGTCTTATGAGCTCCTGCATCTTCAGCCGTACAGTTCTGCACAGCTACCTGTTTTGATTTCCGATTGTACAAAAAACGATAGTGGGTTGGCCAGCCTAATGCTTCCAATGTGCTGCGGAAGATTGTGATCCTTCCATCTTCGACATTAAAAGTCAGACCCAGCATCCGCTGGTTCCATATTCTTTCGTTCACTTCTCTCCCCTCCTTAAAAATGGGCGCACTTCTCCCTTGGTGTCCGAGTGATCTTTTTAATCTTTCCCGGTGTCGGGGACGGGCTTTCCTGTCAGGATTCCCATTGATACATAACCATCTATCTGCTTGATTTCGTTTTCTTTCAAATGTTCTTCTACAGGTACGCCAAAAGTACCTGCAATATCATCCGGGTAAAATCCCTTTCTGCTATCCGCAGGCTTCGTTTCCTGCGTAGCATTCTGGGTTGCTCCTTTTTTCCGTTTCTGGCTTTCATGGAAGATCTCCGGCACAAGCAGATCAAAAACGTACAGAGTTTCACCCTCAAAGGAAATTCTGTAACCCAGCATCTTATATCGGCACTCGCTGTCCCAGCCCATTTCTTTGTAAACCAATTCTGCAAAAGGCTTGCAGGACATCTTCCGACTCTTACGCTTATCCGGTTTGGCAATGCACCAGCGCAGAGCATCCTTGTCATTTTCGTCACAGCCACGCACAACAATGCGCTTCAAATCACTGTTGAACATGACATGTACATAAACTACATCCTCCAGCCCTGTGATGCAGGCTGTGTTGAATGTAATGCTGTCTTTGCGGATCACAATAGCCGGGTCCCGGAGGTGTGCAAACAGCTCTTTTCGCACGACCTGATATCCATCATAGGAAAATGTACTCTCTAATTCTTCCGCTCTCGCATCTCTATCATTTTCTGCCTGCTCTTCCGGAGGCACAATAATTGTATCTTCATTCATCCGTATCTGTCCATCCTTCCATTATCTTTTCCGCTTCATGGAGCAGTGCATTCAAACCATCTGCGGTAAATGTATTCATTTCTTCTATTTCTGTGGCTGGCCGGAGTACATCCCAGTTTCCAGAGTAATGCTCCTGCTGCAAAATACCGACTTGTGCAATACTCGTAATCGGCTGTCCAAAAGTTCCTGCCCATTCTGGTGGGAAAATGTAGATTGTCTGCTTGACTGTCTTGCCTTCCGATTCTTCTTCCTTCGGTGGCAGAACAATCTCCTCAATTTTTACCATCTCCGGTTCATCCAGTTCAAAAAGCATCAGCTTATTATCTCTCTGCTCCACAAACTGACCCCGGAAACGGTATTTCAATCCTTCTTCCCATTCCATGATGTCAAAAAGGGTCTTTGCCAAACCACGGCATCCAAGTGTACTGGCACACCACCGACCTTCCTTCAGCTTTCCCCAGTGAATCGCATTCGGATTGCTCTTTTCACACGGCCGGATTGCAACACAGCGATCAACCGAGTTCAGAAGCAGTTCCACATACTCCACATCTTCAAATTTTTTCAGGCAGGCAGTATTGAAACGCAACTTGCCATTTGAAATCGTCATGGCCGGATTCCGCAACGTTGAGAAATACTGCGCCCGTACTACTTCATAGCCAGAAAGATCCAGGCGATTCATAACCTCTGTGGTATCGGCCGGCTTCTCTTGCATCACACTTTCAGATGCCTCCCGATATTCCTCCGCTGAAAAGCCAGTCCAGTCCTTGTCGAAAGGAACATATCCTCGTAGGATTCCATCATTCACGACACTCAAAACTGGCAAAGGACGATTTTTCTTTGCATAACTTCTGGATGCCCGCAGATGATTTGCTGCATTATAGACTTCTCTGGACACGATTGCCTCGTGATGATCCCTTTGCCGGTATTGCGTCCGATCATTATTATTTTTCTTTGATTTATGTGTTAGAAAATTTGGCGTGAAAGTCTTTCTCGCCAGCACATCTCCACAATGGCGTTCATTGGCAATGACACCTGCAAGAGTGCCTGGGTTCCACTCTGTGTTCCCCAATTTTGTCTTCCGACCATATTCTGTCAAAAGCTCTGCAATCTCAGTAAATGAAAATCCATTCAGGTACAGATAGTAAACGACCTTTACCGTCTGAGCCTCCGCTGGATTCACTACAAGATTGCCGTCCTCATCCTGATCATATCCAAGCAGAGCAGGCGTCAGGAACAGTCCGCGGCTGAACCGGCGGTCAATGGACCAGTTCATAATGATTGACTTGGAATGAGATTCTTCTTCGGCAACTGATGCCAAAATCGTCAGGATCATACGACCGTTACTGTCAAGCGTATAAATATTATCCGCTTCAAATTTCACACCTACAGGTGGATCAAGATCTTTCAGTGTTTCAATGACAGAAAGGCAATCCACAATGTTTCGGGCAAAACGGGCGATGGACTTCGTAAGGACCAGGTCTATCTTTCCTGCTTTGCAATCTTCAATCAACTGCTGCATTCCCTTACGATGCTCCAGCGATGTTCCACTGATGCCTTCATCATCGTAAATTCCAACGAACTCCCATCCCGGCTGTGCCTTTATGTACTCTGTATAATAATTTTTCTGAAGTTCATAAGAAGAAGTCTGCTCATCATTATCAGTAGAAACACGGACATAAGCGGCGACACGCCGAATAGAGGTGCTTTCTCCAAGCCCCTCCACTGCTTTTGCCGGGATAACCTCTAATTCAGAGGTATCCACACCTTTGTATCTGTCTCTTATCCTTTGCTTGCGGTCTACCGCTTCTGCTTCACTTCTTATCATGTACTTCCTCTCATTCTTCCGGCTTTATGCTCCAATACCACTGACGCATCTTCCGATAACTTCGGATGCCGAGTTCTTTCTTTGTATTTTCTGCTGTCCTGCGGCTGATTCCTTCATCGCTCATCCGTATATAAATTTCTCTGGACCTCATGTCTCCTTCAGATAGCAGCTTTTTTATCAGATATGCTGCTTTTTCAGTCTTCGATTCAAAATTTGGTGATTCCGGCTCCGCTGTTGGGTCTGGTGCAATCTCACACTCCAGCCAACGAAATCCGTCTTCTGCAGTTATTGAAAAACGAATCTCTCCATCGGATGGAGCCAGACTGTTTTTTATCTGCCGCACGATACGAATGTCAGCGTCTTTAGGATCTCGTTCCACCTGAAGGACACTTCGTGCCGCTGCCACAACATCGATACTGCCAAGACTCCGGTAAAGTCCCTTTGTTCCCTCTTTTTTATTGAGGTGGCCGATCAGCACAATGGCACAGTCATATACAGATGCCCACATGCCCAGACGCTGCATCAGCTTTCTGGCTCTTCCGGCAATCTGAAGATCAGAATCGCTTCCGAGATACGCCTGTATCGGGTCGATTACTACCAGCCGCGGCCGAAATTCTATGATAGCCTGCCGGATACGTTCATCATCCAGTGTCAGACCACTGTATGTTTCTTCATTAATAAATGCAACATTTCTGCAATCAGCTCCGCATTTTTCCAGTCGGGGCTTTATGGTATCTGAAACACCATCTTCGGAACACTGATAAATGACCCTCTGCGGCATTCCGATGATTTTTCCATCTGGCAGAGTTCCGCCCTTGGACAGTTCTGCTATCAGATTCATCATCATTGTGGACTTGCCGTCACCGGGGTCGCCTTGCAGCAATGTGATTTTTCCAACTGCAATGAACGGATACCACAACCAGCGGACGGCAGTCGCCTGTACATCACTATATAATGTAAGAATTCCTGTTTCTCCTTTGTTCGCCATCATCGTCCCTTTCTGTACGCAGTCTTTTCTACATTTATATTATAGAGTATGTGTGGCGTTTTGACTGCCACCCATCAGGTGGCACATCATCGTTTTTGCCACCCAACAGGTGGCAAAACAGCCTTAGACCACATAACAGATAGAGGTGTAGACCTTTGCGGCCTTAGAATTCCTGTAATCAAGTTGCTATGTATTTTTCTCTGCGGGATAATCGTAACAGCCTTATGCGGGTACACATAAGGAGGAACATACATGGCATTAGATTATACTGCACTTGGAAAGCGTATCAGCACTTTCCGTAACGCATCCGGATTAACTCAGGAACAATTTTGCGAAAAGTTGAATGTATCTCGCAAACACATCAGTCAGATTGAAGCGGCAATCAGCCGCCCCAGCCTTGAAACTCTGGTCGACATTGCTAATATTCTTAACATCTCAGCAGATGATCTTCTTGTAGACAGTTTGGCGCACTCCGCGTCCACTGCCGATTCCGAGATCCACCGTCTGCTTTTAGACTGTAATGCAATTGAGCAGGAGATTCTCACCCGGATGGTAAAGGAGATGAAAGCAATTTTATACGGCTTAGGAGTTTGATTTTATAACTTGTTGATCATATAACAAAAAAGCCCGCATAAGCCACAACTGCACTTTGGAACACACCGAAGTGCTGTCTGTGGTTTATACGGGTATGGACTAAAAAAGAAGCCCACCAGCGGACCATGTAGGAATCTACACAGTGCGCCAGTGGGCTGGTATGTTTTATACTGCTTCTGCTGGAATTTGGTTCATCTTCTCTTTAAATTCTTCCACAGTCATGTTCAAGTCCTCAGCAGCTTCTTCAAGGGTAATCTTGCCCTTTTTATAATACTTTACTGTCGTTCTAAGGTCGCCAATGTCGATGCCCTCAAGAATACTCTCATTTCTTAAATCTTCCATCTGCTTGCACACTTCGCTCACTCTTTCAGTTTTTTAGACATCTGGTTTTCTCTGCCATCAATGGAAAAAGCATATCAATAGTTACACACTGCACCGGTAGGCGATGAGTTTCAATTATGCACTTCTTCTCTCATCTAGTTCTTTTACCTCATCAACTGTGAGTTTCGTAGCTTGCGCTATTTCCTCATAAGTTAGCTTTCCAATCAACAGCAAGCTACGGGCTGTTTCCAGAGAGTTTTCTCTTGCAGCTTCATTTCTCATGTCTTCCATAACCTTGCACATAACCGCCACTCCTTTCTCATCTTCTTTGAAGTACTGTACTCGATTAGCTAATACTTCATAATACATATCTTTTGCACTTGTACAAGAAAAGTCATGCATCAGTTTTCCAAGTGCCGTTTCATTTTTGATTTGAGAGTTCACATATATAATATGCGATTCGTCACCAAATGATTCTCCTGTTTCTTTAATCATACGGTCAATATGATATATCGGAAGTCCTCTTTTAAGAACATCATTCTCTGTGATGAAAATCACATAAGTTTCATTCAGGTATTCATACTGCTCGCCTGGTTCAGTAACATTCGCATCGATTATACCGCTGTTATACCTAGCTCGCTTAACACCAGCACCTTTATCATTTCGCTGAATTTCAATATTGTATACACGGTTTTCCCTATCCACTGCAAGAATATCCAACCGCACAGATTTTCCCTGTAAATTTTTAACGCTATACTGGCTATTGGATTTTTTCACTTTCAGATCGTCTCGATTCAGAATAATCTGCAACAAAAATTCTGCACACTTTATATCTTCAAAGACTTTGCTCATGAAATCATCATCCAAAAGCCTAAAACCTCGCAATCTTTGAAGATCTTCTTCATGCTTTCGCTCGAAATCCAAATCTCTACACTTATTCATCGGATATCACCCTCTTTCAGGTTGTGAAGAATAAATCTCCCCATCAATATCTTACCATCAAAGCACGCTTATTTCAAGCGGTCATGCTCTTCTAAAAAAATAATCAACCCCATCAACGCCTTGGAAATGATCACCTGTAAATTTTTTCATTAATATTCACGCCGATGCAAACTCCTATATACATCCTCGATAAAACTCATGAACTCCACGCTGGCACACTTGATCAGACATTTTCCATCCACGGCTTTCAGCTTTTCCATAACCATTTCTGCCAATGCATCCCCACGCCCTCTCATCTTCTGAGCAGCAAACACCACAGACTCATCGATGAACGCAGCGTACTTTGCACCATCAATATTGCTTTGTACCGGCACGCCTTCGCCACTGTCAAGCCGGATCACTTTTGGCTCATACACAGACCTCACCTTTCTCAGTGCCTCTGCCGGCTCCATGCTCTGAAGATATAATTTCATAGCACCGGCCGCCACAATCTCTTCAGCTTTTGCACCATATTTCTCTGCCAGCATCCCAGCTACATCTTTCATTCCAAACACTCCTCGCTATGTGTATTTTCTGTCGTATGTGTATTTCTCGCCACCCACAACATATAACAGGATTCTGCACATAGCAATCCTTACGGGTAAAAAAGGCCAGACAAAAAAAGGCAAAATAGCAGTACAATAAAACATTAAACAAAAAAAGCCCTGCCAGATGCAGCCACAAAAGCCACACCCGGCAGGGTCCTGTCTCCTTCCATCACACCGCTTCTTCCCTCTCGCGCTTCGCTGCAGTTGTCAGGTATCTGCGGTACTGAATGCTGAATCCGTACACCTTATAAGGAGCATCCACATAGACCACATTGCCGTCCATGTCACTCCGCTTATAACCCATGAAGCTGTCGAGCGTTCTGCGGTTGCCTTTTGAGGTCAGTGTCACACCGAAGTTTGTCTTATAGGTTGCCACATCCCCCTTCAGTACCCCGCTCTCAACAAAAGCACAGTAGATGCCTTTTTCAAAGTGGAGCATATCTGGTGCTTCTGCGATCCGCTCAGGAGTCAGCTTGAGCTTTCCGCTGGTGATGGCACGTTTCCGGCCTTCGATGGCATTTCCGTCCACATCCCGAAGCAGGGTTCCCTGTACATCCAGACCGTTGACTCTTAACAGCATTCCGCTTGCATTGGTATCCGGCAGTTCTTTCAGACAGGCAAGGAAGTATTCAAAGTTCTTTTTCATGATCGCCAGCACACCCTGTTCTTCCTCTATCGTCTGCCGTTCCTGTTGGAGTGTTTTCAGCCGTTCCTGCAGGTCGTTCACAAGCTCTGTATAAATCTGGGCTTCCGAACCTTCCTCCGTTTCCGTTCCATAGAAGCTCACTCCGATGCTTCCCGGTGTCAGTCCGCTCCGGATGTCCAGGTCGATGTCGTCAATGGTCACCTCCCCGTTGGAAAGGGCTTCATTCAGTTCCACGTTCTGTTCCAGTGCAGCTTCCCGAAGTGCCGCCACCTGATGGCTGATGGCATCCTGCAGGCGTTCTTCCATCTCCTTGATCTGATTTTCTACCGTTGCCATCCTCTGCACCGAGATGCTGTTGTTATTCGCCAGCCGGACAGCCTGCTCATAGGCATTGTCAAACATCGTCACGATCATGGAGGCATCACCGTGCTGTTCAAAGTCGCGCTTCATGCTGTAGAGCAGTTCCATGAAACTCTGCTCCAGCGCACACTCATGGTAGCGTTCTGAGGGGCAGCGCTTGTTTGCCGCTTCCTTTTCCTCATCCGACATGCAGCCTTTCTTGCTCCGGCAATACGCTTTCTGGTCGGGAGAACCGTTCTTCGGCGGCTCACCGTCCCGCTCCCCGACCTTACGCTTGCACCGCCAAACGGGATACGAATAGGTGTATTTTTCCAGATACTCTCCGGTATCCTCACCAGTCGCCTTAAGACTTCGCTCATCGCTGTAACCATTTGCCACACCCGTGTAGGTTGTACGGAAGAATCCCTCCCCGCAGGGCTTTCCGGCATCCGGCCCATTCTCCAGGATCGCACCGCAGCGCAGGTTTCCAAACGGAGAACCCTTAATGCTCTTTACCTTTTTCTTGCCGGGGCCTTTCGTCATATCTGCCCTCGGCTTCTCGAACAGCATGGTCTGCACCTTGTCCCAAGTCACACGGTCGATGATGCCCACATGATGGTTCTTCACATAGTACCGGGGTGCTTCGCCCTTATTGATGCTGGAACGGTGGGTAAGGAAGTCCTTCGTGATGGTCTTCTGCATCTCGATGTCGCCCACATACTTCTCATTCCGCAGGACGATCAGGATCGAGCTGGCACTCCACTTCTTCCCGTTGACCGTGAATTTTTCCATCTGATTCAGCTCCTGTGCGATCTTATTCGCCGTCTGGCCTTTCACGAAGCGGTCAAAAATGTACCGGATGATCTCTGCCTGCTCCGGCACGATGACCCACTGCTTATTTGCCCCAAGCTCATACCCCAGCATCCGTTTCAAATTGATATGCGGGACACCAGACTGGAACTTCTTCTGAATGCTCCAGCGGATGTTATCGGAAATGGAACGGCTCTCATCCTGTGCCAGTGCAGAAAGGATCGTCAGGATCAGCTCACCTTTGGCATCCAGCGTGTCGATATTCTCTTTCTCGAAATAGATACCCACGGGCGGCTTCAGCTGCCGAAGCTCACGGGTACAGGTCAGGGAGTCAATGGTGTTTCGTGCGAATCGGGAAATGGACTTTGTAACGATGTAGTCCAGCTTTCCATCCATCGCATCTTTTATCATGCGGTTGAATTCCTCTCGATGCTCCCGGTTGGTACCAGATTTTGCTTCATCTGCGTAGATGCCGGCAAAGATCCAGCCGGGCTTCCGGGTGATGAGGTCTTTGTAGAATGCTTTCTGTGTCGTGTAGGAAGTCTGCTGGCTCTCATCGCCGGTGGAAACACGGCAGTAAGCCGCCACACGGATGTTGGTCTGGCTTTTCAGCTGCCCGCCGTTCTGTACCGAGCGCACACTGGCGGGGATCACATCCACTTTTTGTCTTGTCATAATCTGCTCCTTTCTTCCAGCCTTGCAACTGGTCTTATCTTACATGCCTCTTCCGCTGGCTGCCGTCGCGCATCGTATGCCCGTCATAATAGCTTGCGGTATTGCGGTAATCTTCGATATTGGAATCCATCTCTACCTCGGTCTTGGTGTCATCGAACCAGTGTACCGTAAACTTCAGCGGTGAATGAATCGTGATGGAGAGGAGGAATGCCTTGCAGTGTTCTTCGGTCACTTCATTCAGAAAGGCCACCGTACCATCCCGCCCCACCGGGAGGTTCTTCATCCACTCGATTGCCTTTTCCCTTCGTTCATAGTCGCCCTCCAGTTCTTCCCAGTAGTCTTCCATATAGTCGAGCTGTTCGGTCAGTTTCTGCTCAGTGTCCGTGTCCTTCTGAATATCACACTCCAGTTTCTCAATGAGCTTTTTCTTCTCCTCAATAGAAGCAGGGTCGATCATCTCGTCACCGAGAAGTTCCAGACGGGTCTGCATCACATCCACCTGACTTTTCAGGAGCCGGATCTTCTTACTGGTGCTTTCCACACTGGTGTGTGCGGCTGCTATCTGCTTTTTATAAAAAGCACGGTCGCGTTCCATAAAATCCAGCTTCTGAATGCTCTCCAGCCGTGCAAGCATCTGGCTTACAAAAGAATCTGCTTCCGGGGTGAAGTTGTCATACTGCTCTTTGAACCGGCCGCTCATGATGTCTGCCACAGCCACGTTGTCATGGATGGGCTTAAGCGTCAGCCGGAACCGCTCCAGAACTGCTTTACGGAAGGCTCGGACAACCTGTTCCTCGTATACTTTTTCTGCATGGCAGATACTTTTTCCTGTCGTCCGGCTGCTCGTCGGGCACCGCCAGATGGGATAGTTCCCATTTCCGTTTGTCACATGGAAAAAGCGGCCGCACTCCCCGCAGATTAGTCTTTGGGAAAACGCTCTCGGCTTCTTGCCGGATCTTGTCCTGTTATATAAATCGCTGTTTACTTTTACGACTTCCTGTGCCTTTTCAAACAGGTCCTCGTCAACGATTGCCGGATGATGGTTCCGGACAAAATACTGAGGGACTTCGCCTTTGTTGTCCCGGACTTCATGTGTCAGGTAATCCGATGTGAACTTCTTCTGGATAAGGACTGCACCCATGTACCGCTCGGCACGGACGATCCGCGTGATATTCCCGCCTGTCCATCCATCCAGCAGATCACTGTTTAACTGCCCTTTCTTGGATTTTTTCTTTCTTACTCTCACTGCGTCGGTGACAGGAGCCGGAATCTTGTCCATGTTCAGTCCCCTTGCAATCTCCGTATAGGCTTTTCCTTCCACGACTTCATGGAAAATGCGCCGGACGACCCTGGCTTCTTCCTCAACGATCTCAATATCTTTATACTCATATCCGCTCTCGGAGGTAACCATCTTCCCATTGTAGCGGTATCCGTACATGATCTTGTTGGGAACATCCCCCTTCGGAAAGCGCATCTTCTGCCCCAGCCGGATGTTGCTAGAAATGCTGCGGCTTTCTTCCTGTGCAATGGCTGCCAGTGTCGTAAGGATGAAGTCGCTGGTCGGGTCTGCTGTATCCAGATTTTCTTTCTCGAACAGAATCGTTACCCCGCAGTCATGCAGGATATCCAGTGCGCTCATAAAGTCAGCCGTGTTTCGGGCAAATCGTGATATGGACTTGCACACAATGCGGTCGATCTTCCCGTCCTTACAATGGCGCATCAGTCGGCGGAATCCGGTTCTCTTTTCCTTGGAAGTGCCGGAGATGCCGTAATCGGAGTACACACCGACTGCATTCCATGCCGGATTATTTTCAATCAGCTGGTTAAAGTATTTTTCCTGCGTTTCATAGGAGTTCTCCTGGTCGCTCATGTCCGTAGAAACGCGGATGTAAGCTGCCACATTAAGGGTTCCGGCTTTCTTTTTGGTAGCCCGGAAGGTCGCCGTCGAAACGAACTTGTTATCCTGCGGTTCTTCCGGTGTGAAGAGCTTCGTAAACTCACTCTCCATACTGCTCTGCAGCCGTTCTGCAATGTCCGGCTCTGCCATGACCTTTTTGGCATCCAGAGCTTTCTGGATAAGAGCTGTGATACCGGCGTCCACGATGTCTTTTGATTTTTGGGGTGTCTGTTTTTTATCTGATGCGTTTTTGGGTTTTTGTTGAGTAGACTTGCCCTGGTGCGTATCAGCCAGTGGTAAAAAAGAAGCTGTGGCAGCATCCGTACTTTGACGAACATCTGCCACAGCTTCCACAGGTTTCTTTTTCCCAAGAGCGGCTTCCAGTAAAGCCGAGACATCCACAGCAGATGCATTTACTCTCTTCTGCTGTTTCTGCTGTACTGTATTCTTCACAGTCTTTTTCTGCAGATTTGCAAGGAAATCCGTACCAGTACTCATAGTTTTCGCTCCTTTCCTGCCCGTTTTCTTCTCTTTGGGCAGTCACATATTCCCTCTGTTTCGTGATATTATCAAGTAATTTCGGCGCAGAAAGACGGAGAATAATCTGGGAGATTATTGTCTTATCTGCACGATTTTTATTTTTATTTTGTTTCTTTTTCCAGTTGCGATTTTTCCGATTCCGCATATACTATTACTGAGCGTGATAGTTCACACGCCACAAATTATTCCAGAGTACTTGTGTTCTGGTTATTTTGTGCTATAATGAACTTAGAGGATAGCGGCATTGACCAGCTATCGTGGCGTTGAAGCAGTGGACTGGTTCGGTTTCAGCCGATTGTGGAGCCTGCCCGTGGGTTATGCGACAACCACAAGCCGAATAGATTCTTTGAATCGAACAAAAACGCTTAATGAGAGCCTTGCTACGGCAGGGCTCTTATTTTTTGGCAAAGGAGATGATGGCATGAGTACCGATATACTATATGAAGCGGCATTAACGTGGAAAGAACTAATGCAGTTCAATTACGTTTTTACATATGGCTACAAAAAGCAGCTTCATACCATCACTCTCGCTTTCCCACCTGAGCGATTTCCGCATCTTGCAGGTTTTCAATATTTGACTGATGTCAGTCTGCCACGATTCAACCGTTCAAAAACGCTTGACATGATCCTGCGTAAAAAAATCATGCTTTCTCAGATCGAAAAAGGCTCTCAATATCAGGAAAGTGTAAAGCCCCGCCTGGAAGCATTGGTTCGCTTAAAGCAAACAATTGAACAGGACTTTATCCTCCATTCCTACATGCCGCGTTTTTATTCCTTCAGCACCCAAATACAAGCTGATTACCTGATTTCTAAAGCTACACCGCCAATTGATTTTATCTTTATCATCCGATCAACTTCATCAGGTGACATTTCCGTTTGTGATTTTGTTTGCTGCTCTGCTTTTACACAAACAGACCGAGATTACCGTGAGAACCAGCGCCCACGAACAATCCTGAAAAAAGAACGGATTTGCGTTTCAACATCTGAAACTGTTATCTTATATGATCGGCTAACCGGACAGGAATAGCCCATTTTGAAAGGCACAGCCCACACCTGGTTCTGTGTCTTTTTTCATATTCTTTAACATTCAGCTAATTCACCTCGCAATAATGTTTATGTACGCCCCGCCCTGTAAGGACGGGGACTGTTTTTAGATACGGGATGCAAAGTCAAGTGCGATCCAGCCTGCACCGGATTTCAGCTTGCCCCAGCCCTTTGCAGAACCAGCACCGGCAGCTTCTGCCACGATGGTAAACACGCCCTTTCCGGTGTAATAACCGGTCTTACCGTAATTCGTGCCCGGTCCCTTGCGGATGTTGAGGTCTTTAATGGATACACGCACAGTATACGGGACTGAAGACTTCGGTTCCGGGTAGACGGCCTTACCCGCCGGGTCAAAAACATAATAGCCCGGATTCTTATCCGCACACTGCTTTGCATAGGTGCGGTCGTGGAACGCACCTTTCTGGGAAGCGGCATTCTGCCAGCTCTTACGGACACGGTACCAGCCGGAAATGGTGGTGCTTCCAGCAGCCGCATTGTACTGCGTCAGGTTCCAACGCTCGATGATATTGCAGAGATCCTGCACATAGGTGTGACTGGTAGCATAGCCACCATCCTTGATGATCTGTGCCGCTTTCTTGTAATCAGTGCAGCCTGCCAGACCCTCGTAGCGTTTCCTGCTGCCGTTCATCGCACCGAGCAGATATGCCGCATGGTCGGCAATGGAGTCTTCCACACAGGCGTACTTACGGAAGTCAGCGGTGATCGTGACCATCGAACCGTCATCGTTCTGCTCCTGCGTTTTCTTGGTATAGACGGACTTGCCATCCCAACTGCTGCCGCTCCAGCTGTTCCCGGAAAGCGAAGTCTTCATGCCGAAGCAGTTATTGGCATTTTGTGCCAGCTCAGATTTACCGTAGCCGGATTCCAGAATGAACTGTGCCATCGACACGCAGGCAAGGATGCCAGTAGTTTTCTGGTTCGCAGTAAACAGCGGACCGATCTTTGCCACTGCCTCTGCTTCTGACAGGTTTTTCAGCGAAGAAGCCTGCATGCCGGATGAGGATGAACCGCCCAGTGCTGCAGTTACCCTTGCGGCCAGATCACCCAGGCGGGCATACAGCCAGTTTCCAGGGCAGCTTTTGTTGGCAAACCAGCGGTGAACGGTCAGCACCATTTCATCTGCCGCCGGAGCATAGTTGAGTGTCTTATTTTTATCACCCAGCCACAGGAGCTTCTTCTTCCCGTTACGCTTGCAGATATCGATGCAGAGCTTGACGAGAGAGTCATATACGGCACTGTTCATGGCATACGGCTCATTCATGTCGCTGGCGCACTCGATGGTGACAGCCCTCTGGTCATTGGCATTGCTGGACGAACACCAGCTGCGGTTCTTTTCCTCGACACAAAGTGACACCCGCCCATCCGTACCGATGCCGTAGTTGCAGCTTGCCTGACGGCTCGTGCTGGTAAAGCAGCCGCAGATGCTCTCCGCAGAAAGCTGACCGACCACACAATGCGGTGTGATGCGGTCGATACTGTGTGTCCTCTGCCCGGAATGGTTCGGGGAGAGCTTGGTGTAAACAACGAGTGGACTATTGGTATATCCCATAATGATTTCCTCCTGCTAAAAAAGTTGAGGCCCAGATCACTCTGAACCTCGTGCTGTGGTTATTCTGTTGTTACGGGATCAGCAGTTTCATGCCGACCCGGATGGCGTTGGAAGTCAGCCCATTCAGCACACGGATATCTGCACAGCGGCTGCCGCTTCCCAGTTCCTTATCTGCGATCTTCCAGAGATTATCACCAGGAACAACGGTATAGATCCTGCCTGCTGTGAACGCATAGGTATCCGCACTGTTCAGGACATATGCCACACCGTCCTCTGCCTCGGCACACTTGATCTTCAGCCAACCATCACAGAACTGCACCACTTCCACAAGGGCATTCTTCTTATAGACCGCTACGACCTCCGCTTCCAGACTCGGCTTTTTGCGGATGATCATGAGGGTCTTGAGCTTGCCGTAGGCAATGGTCGCCGGAAGCTCCTCCGCAGTCGGGAACTCATTCTCATCCACAGCGGACTCCTCATTCTTATCAACTTCATCCTCTGCTTCCTTTTCCGCCGGGGTATCTTCCACAGGGGTTGTGGTTTCCGGCTTATCTTCCGGGATATCGTCCACGACTGCTTTCTCCTCACTCTCATCTGCGCCGGTATCCGGGACAGCCTCTTCCGGATAGATCACGTTGCCGTCATTGTCGAACACTCGGCTGCCGGGGTTCTCATCGCACTTGGCTTTTGCATTCGCCAGCAGACGGTACGCGCCAAACTGGGATGCCTCATCTTCCCAGACTTCACGCACACGGTAATAACCGGTCGTCAGTTTTGCGGGACACTCTTTCTTACTCATATTGCTTTCCTCCTAAAAATTGAGGGAGAGGCTGTTACACCTCTCCCCATTGATTACTCGTCCTTATTCTCCTTTTCTTCCTTCAACTGTGCCAGCATCTCCTTGAGCTTCTCCGGCACCGGAAGACCGATAACGGCTGCGTTTTCGAGGCAGCTCAGGCCCTCATTCGCCAGATAGAAAAACACCACTGCTGTACGGATGGCCGCTCCATTCTGGAGGATCTGTGTGTCAATGATGTTGGCAATGCCGACCAGTACGAAGATGCACACCTTCTTGGCGATGCCCTTAAAGCCAACTTCAGAAGAAAGCTCATGCTTGATCGCTGCCGCCAGCACTCCGGTGAAGTAGTCACAGACCACGAACACTACAAGTGCATACAGGAAGCCGTCAAACCCGCCAAAGAACCAGCCCAGGAAACCACCCAGACCTGCGAACATCCATTCAATCTTGTCGATCACATTCTGCATAATCTTGTCCTTTCCTGCCCATTTGGGCATAAAAATAGACGGTCAATGCCGCCTTGTGTATACTCCTTCTATAATGAACACCGTTTCACAGGCATTTGGGAGGTATGTCTGTCAGGGACGGTGGAAATTTATTTGCTGTCTTCCGTCAGCCATGCACGGATCTGGCAGTAATAGCCGTCTGCCCATGCCTGATAGCCTCTTCCGGACGGGTGGATGCTGTTGGTCAGCGCCCGGCTGGTTTCCGTGAATCGGTTCGTCACCGGCTTATCCGAATACGGAAATGCCAGACGGCGGTCCGTGCGAAGACCGTGGGCAAAACAGGTCACGTTTTTGCGATACTTGCCAGCATCAAATGCCTTGATCAGTGCAAGGTTCAGCGTGTTAATGCTCATATGGAAGATACCCATGTTGGAACCGCACTGATAAGAATAATCCGAGCCGGGACCACAAAGACCGATACCGATCTTGCAGTTCGGGAAGCCCGTTTCCTTATCCAGCAGCGCATCGATGAACTGCTTCGCCTGATCCACGAACTTCTGCACCTCAGCTTCCGTGCGGTACAGTGTAGTGCCCTGCGACACATCATTGGTGCCAAGTGCGATCAGGAAGTAGTTGATACCCTCATAGCCGTTGGTCTCACAGTATTTCTGGAAATCCAGACGGCCTTTGATCTTATCCCAGAATGCATTCGTTTTGCCGGCGTAATCCGTGTCTGCCAGATACCGGGCAAAGGTCCAGCTGCCACGTCCTTCGTGCTTGCCGCCAGACGGTCCTCTCGTTCCCAGCTGGTGGATCACGCAGTCATTATCCTCTGCCAGCAGACGGTACACTTCCGTTGCAACGGAGCCATTGTCCACGAGAGAGTCTCCACAGATGCAGATATTCTTTGTGAGCTTGTCCTTCAGCTTATGGTGAACCCTGACCTGGACAGGTTTGGACGATACCGTATGGCAGTCATCTTCATCCAGACGGCGGACGGTCAGTGCAAAATCCGTACTGTCCTTCGTCGGCGTGTAGTTCATGCAGTACTCGTTCCGGGTCAGGCTCGGTGCATTCGTGCCTCTGGCGAGCACATACAGATTTTCCTTGCCATCGTGGCGGGAAAGACAGTCAAAGAAGATGGAAAGCTGGCGTCCCTCCATGCAGTCCCAGTGGGACGGGGTCACGATGTCATCCTCTACAGCCGGAGTAATGGCTTTCTGCACATAATCCGTGATACGCTTCGGGATGAAAGATGCCGCGTTATCTGCGAAGAGATCACCCGCTTTGTATTCCTTACCGCCCACAATGAACTTCACATCCGGGTGAATGTGCGGATTATACAGCTTGCTCTGATACCAGGATGCAATATAGAAACCATTCGTACCCAGCTTTCGGAACAGGCTGGTGTCGTACAGATTGATGGTTTTCGTACCAGCGTCATAAGCGAGAATGCGCATCGGCATGCCAAAAGTCGAGCTGGGTGTGTTAAATGCCATCTCCACCGGATCGCCTGCCGTGATCCACTCATAGTGGAACGTATCCGGAACACCCAGACACTTGGTACTGACCTGGATCGTACCGGCATTCTGGTCAATGGTAATGCCACCGCTTGCCAGATACATATGGCGGGAATCCTTACCGGCAAGATCCGTGCGGAGCTGCTGGAAGCGGTCCTCATACTTCTTTTCGATATAGTAGTCACGCCGCTCTTCATCGAACAGCTCACCAGCCTTATAAGTCGTGCCATCCAGTACAATGCTGAAAGAAGAACCCATGTGCGGATACCAGAAATGGTTTTCATACCATGCAGCGATATAGTAGCCGTTTACTCCCAATGCCCGGAACTGTGCAGTGTTGTAAAGATTGATCTGATCTATGGACGAGTCATAGGCAAGGATCAGCATGTGATGCTTTTCTGCTTCCGTACTATCCAACATCGGTACCGGCTCCTCACTAGCACTGATCCAGTAGTAAGCACCGTTATCGACAACCGCCAGGATACGTTTCGTGACCTGAATGGTGCGGTTGACCGTATCGATCGCAAACTGGCCTGTAGCGAGGAACATCTTTGCTGAACGGTACTTGTGCCAGGTCATCGCAGTATTCGCAATCTTGGCTGGATTGCCATAATCGATCCCGTTGATGACTGTACCGTTGCTCGAAGGAGCTGCGTACACCACATTCCAGTCAAAAAAGACCGCAAACACAAAGCGGCCCTTTGTGAATAGATCGCCCCAGCTATCGCCGCTTGTATTTTCCACCTTAATGACAGGGACTTCTGTCTTTTCTCCCGTCTTGTTTGCGGATGCTTCCGCACCATCATAGTAGATCGCCCACCATTTTCCCACTACTGCAAAGTCAAATGAGGTACTGTTTTCCGCCACCAGTTTCGTCTGCTCGTACTGTATACCATTTGTACGGCGGCAGACATACACACTCTTTCCCTCCGGGAATGTGACTGTCACCTTGCTGCCCGTGAACCTGATATCCACGCTGCCGTTCATCCACTGCCAGCCTGTTGCGTAATTTGACAGCAATCTCATCGGGAGCATGTTGTCATAGAGGTACACCGAGAGCTTCGAGAACAGCTTTTCATTGGTGGTGACAGAGATGAAACGGGTATTCGGAAGCAGTGTGATCACATAGTTGTCATAGACCTTGCCGCTCTCTGCCCGGAAACAGCCACCGAGGAACTTACGGTCCATGTCATAGCAGACCACGTTGTTATAGTCATTCCGGCCGCTCATATAGCCGAACTGACCGTCCACCAGAATCGCATCACCGCTGACCGGGACCATGTGCGCCACGCGCCAGCTTTCCGAAGCTACAAGGTTGCCGTTCTGGTTTGCGTAACCATTTTTGATCACCCAGTTCTTCATGATATTCTGCATGGAACGCACCCTGCCGACCGCACGGATATTGTCACCGGCTGTAGGATAAGTCTTTCCCTCATCATCCACACGGGCATCTACAAGCTCCTGTGCATAGTTGGCATTTTTATCTGTAGATGCCTTGACGTTGGCATTGATCTGGGCTTTCAGCGTTTCTGCAGTCTTATCCATCTCGGACTTACTGGCCGCAACCGCACTATTTGCGGCATCGACCTTCTGGGTGATATCCGCTACATCCTGTGCGGTCATCTTGCGCAGGACCGCCACATCTGATGCAGTATCTGTACGAAGCTGCTCTACATCTGCCGCAGTATCCTTGCGGAACTGCTCCACTTCTTCTGCCGTATTCTGACGGTACAGAGCCATCTGCTCCGAGAACCGGGAACACATCGCCCAGTATTCCTCCTGTGATAGAAGCGTTCCGGCCGGCACAGGTTTCCGGCTCATATAGCTGTCGCCTGTGGATTCCTCATACACAATTGTAAGAGGTTCATATTCTTTTGCTTTGTCCCAGACACCATCATGGCGAGGGACGATTCGGTTGCCGATATATTCCGACATATTTTCCCCTTTCCCGGCTCTATCAGCCGTTTGCAAACTCTACGATCAGCCGTCCGTCACCGTCCATTGAAAAGATGAGCTTCAGACCGTCTTCAGTGGTGAAAGCAAAATAGCCGTCATCCGTAACCGTACAGTTCAAAAGATTTTCAATGAATTTCTGGATGGTGCTGGATTCCGACTTGTCACTGAAGCCGAGTCCATCCTCCGACACAACGGCAAAATAGCCATCATCCGTGATATACACTTCCAACAGACCTTTACGGATAGCTTCCACCACACCTGCGTAGGTATAGGTGGCGATCTTGCCGTTGTTGATGGCCGCCCGCTCCACCTTCAATGTGAGGGAGAACGAACCAAGGACATCACCCGCTGTGCTGAGCATAACAACATCCAGCGGAAACCGCCCGGCCTGTGCGGTCATGAAGGTCGTGATCGTAAAGACGACCGCCCCATTTTCAACAAACACAAGGTCGGATGCTGTTTCGCTGGTGTAGTGAAAGATCGTACCGTCCGGTCTGGTACCGGAACAGGCAACGATGCAGTCCTGTGGCACGGAATACTGCACCGAGTTGTTATACAAAACACAGCGAACTTTCCGTGCTTTGTTGTCATACTGCTTAACCGGAACTGTCACCGGGATCAGGTTCTCCGTCAGCGACAGCTCCACTTCCTGATAAATGCTTGTGACCATTACGCGCCCCCTCCTTCCTGATCGGTCTTCTTATCATCTGTTTCTTCTTTGTTCCCATTATCTTTTCCTTCGGTGTCCGGGTTCTCCGGCTCCGGCTTTTCCGGTTCCGTCGGTGTGGTCGGTTCCGTTGGCTGTTCCGGCTCATAGCCGATGGTCTGCCACTGTTCTCCATCCCAGAGCTTTAACTGCAGGTTCTTCTTATCGACCCAGAGCGTATCTGCTACCGGGGCTTCCGGTGCGGTTTCCGATACCGGGACACTCGGCTGGTACTTTTCATCCAGTTCTTTTTCGACCTCTTCCGACAGCTTCTTCGCCACACTGTATCTCTCGTCCAACTCCTTTTGCAGATCTTCCGAGATTTCCGTAAGAGTGCCATACCGCTTATCCAGTTCCTCATATAAATCCTTGGACAGCTTTTTTGCTGTTTCGTACCGCTGATCGAGCGTTTTCTGAAGCTCGGCAGAAATGGCGGTCGCTGTTTTGTACCGCTCATCCAGTTCCTTCAGCAGCTCCTCGGAAAGCTCCGTGGCTTTCTTATAGCGGTCATCCAGTTCTTTGAGGGTCTGTTCCAGCAGGATCGCTGTCCTGACTGCAGTGTCATCCTCCTCCCAGCCATAGCCCCACGTCTTACCGCCATCCGTGGATACAAACAACCCGGCAGAGCTGTTCTTCCATGCGACCGTTGACTGTTTCAAAGTCGCCGCATTGAATGCATACCGGGTCGTATTTCCCTTATTGTCAGTTTCATTTTTATAATGAAGGCCAAACAGCGCAGCAAAAAGCGTACCGTCATAAATGATGGATGCCGTGATTCCACCGACCTGCTCTCCCACTGCTGTCTCCGCACGGACTGCCGTATCGTAGGCAATCGTTGCTGTATTCCGGATGCTGTTGAGCGAACCAGTCAGAGAAGAATTCCGGCTGCTGACCGTGGAGTTCGACAGCGTAATGCTGTTATAGCGTTCCAGTAGCGCATCATACTCGGTTTCGGTGACTTTGGAACTGACCTCAATGCCCAGCTTTGAGATATACACATGGACCGTATCGCAAAGGGAGACACGCTCTGCTTCCACGATGTCCTCATACCCCGACGTATTCCAGAGCTGTAAAAAGTCGATCTTGATGTCGATCTCCGGCTCCGTTAAGTCCGTGGTGTCGATATAGTTCTGTGCGTATTCCCGGAGTGCCGCTTCACTCGGCTTTTCCTGAAAATTGCTGGTACAGTCCAGCACGGTAACCTTCTGGTAAGGAATTGACCGTTTGCTTTGCAGCACCACCTTCTCCGGCAGTTCCATAACCGCCTGGGTTTCATTGTCCACCCAGTACGGATGCACACCAGTGATCGTGTTCTCGATGGATTTTTCCATCTTGAAATCCGTCAGGTTCTTACCGTAGATGATGTGGACATTGTGATCCGCACCTCTGGTTTTATGAAACTTGACCGTATACCGGTTCCACTCGAATTCACCGCCAAAAACATCCAGAACTGACCCGGTCATACCTCCAAGGCAGTTTCGGAAGGAGGATGGAACTCCCAGCGTAAAGGTTGCACTGGATTCCACATCCGTCCAGACATTAAACGGACAGTCAGAAGCCGCATGGCTTTTCAGCCCCTGCATTGCTCCCGCACACCCAGTCACTGAGAACGGGGAAACTGTGATGAAGTTCAGCTGGTAGGAAATGTGCCGAGCCTGAACTTCCAGCTTTCCATCTATCGGGGTCGTGATCTTGTAGATGCGGAACGGCTGAGACTGCATGGTATCGGATGGCTTGGCAAGGATGATATTCCCCTCCTCCAGCATCTCTGCATGGATGCCATCTGCCGGACAGACCAGCTTCAGTTCATAGCTTCCGTTTCTCTTTTCCGTTACGGTACAAGACTGTGCATCTGCCAGCTTTCCAATACCGTTATGATTGAACTTCATCTCTGTTGATGCATATAAACATGGGATCACTGGCTGCACCTCCCTCTTACAGCGTCCACCAGCGTGGAGTCACCTCCACCGCCGTGATGCCGCCTGTCCATGCGATTTGTGTCTTTCCCTCCGGCAGTTCCGGGAAATCATCCGAAAGGATGGTCTCATTGCAGAAGCCGGAAGCGTTGTAAGCGTTGTGCGTTTCACAGTTGAGCAGCACGTAGTCCTTGATGCTGTGGATGGTGATCTTCTCCTCACCCACATACAGTTCGCCGCCAGAATCCCCGTAGATCTTGAAGATAGGCTGTGCCGGAAAAGCGAATGGGTTCTTTAAGGTCGACCTGCCATCCAGCCGGATCACCCTCTGCCCATCCACGCTCCAACGCTGGGGCTTACAGTTGAATGTCAGCTCCATCTCAGCGGCTTTCTGGGCTGTCACATCAAATTCCAGGGCGTCCTTGCAAACTGCCATCCGGAAGAAATCCGGGTCGTAGGTGTCCTGCAATTTCTGATACCCGATCGGAGATAACAGCCATGCCTTGACCGCTGCGGTCTTGGCAGGCAGACCGTTGAAGAAAAATGCCTTATACTTGATATCCACGTTCTGATACCTACGCCTGCCTGTCCTTGCATTCTCGGTGATGATGTCCCCGTTCCTGCCGGGTACGGAGGTGCTCTCCACATCCGCAGCCGGGGAATCATACACACCGGGACCAGACAAATATAAAAGGAAGTCCTTGCTGGACTTCCCGGCAAAGGACAGATACTGTCTGGCATATCTGCCTTTGAGCTGAAACTGTGATACTGTCTGCTTTGGGGTGTTATAGCCCATACGCATCTCCTCCTTTACTTGAAGACCGAATCATCCTCGTGGATCATGCCGTTGATCTTATCGGCAACGGTCTGTGCGAGTTCATCATCGTTCCGGGCATTGTAGCCGTTGACCGTGATATATACGCCACCAAGGTTGGTCGTCCGGGTGGTACCGCCTCCGGCCAGAGCCGCCTGCGGGAAGTTCCAGCCAGAGCCATCGAAGTGCGGCAGGGTCAGTTCCGGCAGACTGAAGGAACTGATGCCCTCCATACCCTGCTGCACCTTTGCTGCCATCGACTTGATCTGGCTGATTAGTCCGCCCTCGCCTTTCTTGATGCCGCCGGAAAGCAGCTTCATAAAGTCTGGCATATAGGTGTCTGCATCTGCCAGAGGTCCTTCATCCGGCACAGAGAAGTGCAGGAACGAACGGATACCGCTTGCCACACTCTTGACCGCACTGCCGACCCAGCTCACACCCTTCTTGATGCCTCCTGCAATACCGCCAACGATATCCTTGCCCCAGCTGACTGCCGAGGAAGCCACGTTCTTGATACCGCCCCAGATGGACGATGCCACGTTGCCGATGGCAGAAGCCGCATTGGAGATACCGTTCTTGATGGCATTTACTCCATTCGAGAATACCGAAGTGACCTTGTTCCAGATATTCGTGACTCCTTCCCGGAAGCCATCGCAGTTTTTCCAGAGAGCGGTCAGTCCAAGACCGATGCCGCCAACGGCCGCCACTGCGATACCTGCAGGACCCGCCAGACCAGCAAGTGCTGTGCCTGCGGATGCGAGGAAACCACCTGCGGAGCTTGCTACGCCTGCAAGAGCCGTACCCGCACCTGCCGCCAGACCAGATACGGCCGTGCCAACCGAGCCGAACAGTCCTGCGATTGCGGAGCCGGCAGAACCAGTAATTCCGCCCAATGTGGAACCCACACCAGACAGAAGCCCAGAAAGACTGCCGCCTAAGCCGCCGATCTTCGTCACTACACCGGAAAGCAGCCCGCCCAGATTCGACAGGATTCCCCCACCGCTGGAGCCAAGGCTTCCCAGCTTCGAGATGATACCGGAGATTCCCTCTCCCAGACCGCCCATTTTGGAGGTCAGCCCGGAGATCAGGTTGCCAAAGTTCGACACGATCTGACCGCCATCTGCGCTACCAATCTTCGACAGGAAACTGCCGATGTTGGACAGCAGACCGCCTCCGTTTTCTGTACCGAGGACGTTGCCGAGGTTCTGCATCGTATTTCCGAGGTTCCCGATGGTGTTCTTCATGGAGCCGAGCTTGTCCACAAGGCCCGTGACCGTATTGACCGTGTCACCGACTTTGCTGATGCCGCTTCCCAGGTTCTTTAGGAAGTCCGAATTGAAGGTATCGCCAAGGCTGCGGATCGCATTCCCAAGGGAACTGGTCTGAGAACTCAGTTCTCCAATGGAATCCTTCATATCCGTAAAGCCCTGCTTCACTTCATCGCTCATACTGCCGACTGCAGTTTTGGTGATGCCCTGCAGGTCAGTCCAGAGCTGCTGGAACTGGGTCTTCACCCCGGAAAGCCCGGACATGAGCTGGGTCTGGATGCCACTGCCCACATCCCTTGCAGCACTGCCGATACCGCTCTGACTTTTCTTGATCGTGGTAGCAAAACTGCCGACCACAGAATCCATCCAATCGCCCAGCGAATCCACCGGGGTCGTGAGGTTGCTGCTCATAGACCCAGCAAGTCCCTGCACGGCTTTCACCACCGACTTGACATTTTTCTTAATGCCGGTCGCCAGCAACTTCATGAAGTCCGGCATATAGGTGTCTGCATCGGACAGAGGTCCTTCGTCCGGCACAGAGAAATGCAACAGACTTCTGACCCTGCTTGCAACATTTTCTGCCGCTGCAATCACGGAACCAGCCGCTGCCCGGACACCTGCCGCCATCTGGGAACAGATATCTGCACCCCAGCGGTATGCCGAAGAAGCAATCGAACCGAGCGAGTTAAAGCTGCTCCTGATACTTGCAACACCAGAAGAAACCGTGCTGCGCAGGCTGGACATTGCCGAAGACACCGTGGACTTGATGCTGTTGAAAGCAGAGGCCGTAGTGGATTTCAGTGTGTTCCAGCCGCTTGTGACCGTACTACGGACAGCTGTGACAGAAGAAGTCGTAAGGGACTTGATACTATTCCATGCAGTCGTAATGACTGTTTTGATACCATTCCAGCTAGTGTTTGTCAGAGTTTTCACTGCGTTCCATGCGCTGGTCATGGACGATTTTACAGAAGCAGTCGCCGAAGTAGTCAGAGACTTAATTCCGTTCCATGCTGTGGTGATAACGCTCTTGATTCCGTTCCAGCTGGTCGTTGTCAGCGACTTCACTGCATTCCATGCACTCATCATGGACGTTTTCACTGCTACTGTTGCGGAAATCACATTAGATTTCACCGCCGCAAAGCTGGTTTGGATGGTGGTCTTGATACTGTTCCATGTGCTTGTGGTACTGGTCGTAATGGAACTCCATGCGGATCTCATCGCGGCACTTACACCTACCGTTCCGGTTTTCACCGTCTGGCTGATGGCTGCCCAGCTCTTACTGTATGCCTGCTCTACTCCCCTCATGGAGTTGGTAATGGAGGTAGACAGCGTGGTGGACAGGTTCTCTGCCGCCGCAGTCACAAGACCGGTATTGGTCGTGATGCCGTTTGCCACTCCCTGCATGAAGTCCGGCATCCAGCTTTCCATATCCGCCAACGGTCCTTCATCTGGTACAGAGAAGTGCAGGAAGGAACGGATACGGTCCGCCACTCCCGATACGGCACTTGCCACATCCTGAATTCTCGACTGGATACCGGACACAATGTTGCCGATCATGTCAGAGCCCCACGAAAATGCCTGTCCAGCCAGCCCCTTGATAAAGGAGACTGCACTGTTAAAGCCGTTCGTGATGGTGTTTTTGATACCGGAAATCGTAGAGGAAATCCCGGATTTCATCGAATTAAAGGCTGTGATCGCCGCGCTCTTGATGCTGTTACTGAGGGACGAAACCGTAGACTTCATGGCATTCCAGCCGGAGGAAACCACCGATTTGATGCTGTTAACCACACCGGAGATCCTGCTGCTGATGGCGCTCCAGATGGAAGAAACCGTGGACTGGATTGCAGAAAGGACTGTCGAAATGACCGTCTTGATTGCATTCCATGCCGTACTCATCCGGGTCTGGATGCCAGTCAGCAGCGGAGACAGGAACGATACAATGGCATTCCACACCGTCGTCACTGCAGTCTGGATCGCAGTCAGCACCGTGGAGATGGCTGTCTGGATCGCAGACCAAACCGTAGAGAAAGTCGTCTGCAATCCGGTCAACATCGGGGTCACAAAAGCGACGATGGCGTTCCAGATGGAAGTAATCTTCGTCTGAATCGCGGTCAGTGCTGCGCCGATCAGGATCTGGATTGCCTGCCAGATGGTCTCAAACAGATATTTGAACGCATCCAGCAGAGGTTTCATGGTGTTGTAGATTCCGTTCCACACTGTAGTGATCGTGGTACTGATGGTGTTCATGACCGTAGAGATTGCGGTCGAGATCGCCGTCCACACAGTTATCACCGTGGTATGGATCGTATTCAGCACAGAAGAAACTGCTGTGGAAATAGCCGTCCAGATCGTGCTGAAAGTCGTCTGGATACTGGTAAGGACTGTGTTAAAGAAGCCCGAAACAGCAGTAAACACAGTCGTTGCTACACTTTGGATGGTAGAAACTGTGTTTGAAAAGAAGCTGCTGATTCCACTCCACACGGTCTCGAAGAAGCTCTTGATACTGCCCCAGACCGTCTGCCAGTCCGTACCGAACAGACCGAGGAACACATCCAGTGCGCTCTTTAGTGCGGTAAGCGTCGTGGAGAATACAGACTTCACACCATCCCAGATGCTGGAGAAGATGCCTTTTACTGCTTCCCATGCGCCGCTCCAGTTGCCGGAGAACACATTGGAAAAGACATCGAACAGGCCAAGCAATGTATCCAGAACCACACCGAGAATGGTGGCAATATTCTGGAATGCTCCCTCAAACAGCGGTGCAAGCACCTGACAGAAGCCATCCCAAACTGCTTTCAGTACCTCAGTGACATCCTTAAAATCAAAGCCCAGCCCGTTGATCCGCTGTGTCAGCTGGTCGCAGAAGCCTTTCACCTTGGAAACAATGTCGTTCCAGATGCCGGTAATGGCAGTACGGAACTCCTCGTTGGTGTTCCAGAGATTCATGAACGCTGCCACCAGCGTACCGATGACCGCCACCACGGCTACGACCGGCCCGGACAGACCACCCAGAACCACACCCAGCTTGCTGAACACACCGCTGGCACTGCCCACATGGGTGATGAGAAGCCGGACACCCTTTGCAAGAGAACTGAATCCCCGCATCGCTGTGCCGACGGTCGATATGGTCTTGCCCAGCACAATGAGCAGCGGACCGATGGATGCTGCCAAGAGCCCTATCTTGATGATTGTTTCCCTGGTACTTTCATCCATGCTGTTGAGCTTGTCCACGAACTGCTGCACGGCAGATACGATCTTGCGGATGGTGGGCATCAGAATGTCGCCAAAAGAAATAGCCAGCTCCTCCAGCTGAGATTTCAGGATGGTGAGCTGACCATTTAAATTGTCCTGCATAGTCTCTGCCATGCTCTCGGATGCGCCATCGCAGTTTTCAATGGCTCCACGCAGTTTGTTGATGTCTGTCTCGCTGGAATTCATCAGGGCAAGGAAGCCGGACATGGCATTCTTGCCAACCAGTGCCTCTGCATTGGATGCTTTTTCAGATTCAGTCAAGCCAGAAAATGCTACACGGCAGTCTGCAAGGATATCGTTCAGGCTCCTCATACTGCCATCTGCATTGCTGGTGGCAATCGTAACTTCACCGATGTTCTTGCCCGCAAAGGTCACTTCACCGGAAAGGTTGTTCATGATGGTACGAAGGGACGTACCAGCCTGCGAAGCCTTGATACCACTGTTTGCCATCAGACCGATGGCTTCTGCGGTATCCTCTGCCGAGAACCCCAGCGCACCGGCGATAGGCGCGCAGTACTTGAACGTCTCGCCCATCAAGCTGACGTTGGTATTCGCATTGGAGGAAGCGGCTGCAAGGATATCTGCAAAATGCCCGGAATCCGCAGCAGATAAGCCGAACGCGGTAAGAGCATCCGTGACGATATCCGAAGTCGTGGCGAGGTCTTCACCGGACGCCGCCGCGAGGTTCATGATACCTTCGATACCATTCAGCATGTCCCCCGTTTTCCATCCGGCCATGGCCATATATTCCATTGCCGAAGCTGCCTCAGATGCGGAGAACTTGGTCTTCGCACCCATCTCACGGGCTTTCGCACGAAGCTGGTCAAAGTCATCCCCTGTTGCACCGGAAATGGCAGAAACCTTGCTCATCTCGGAATCAAAGTCGGCTGCGGTCTTCACTGCGGCAGTGCCAAGACCCGTTACAGCGGCAGTCACCGGCAGGAACTTCTTACCGACATTCTCCACAGAAGACCCGATGTTCTGGAGCTTTTCTCCGGCTTCATCGATCTTGGCAAGGGTCGCATTCGTGGTCGCCGCCTGATCCTGTAAGGATCGCAGATTCTGTTCGGTCTCCACGATCTCACGCTGGAGGGCATCGTACTGCTGCTGGGTGATCTCACCGTTGGCAAGCTGCTCATTGGCCTGCTGTGCGGCAGTTTTCAGAGTTGCCAGCTTTTCCTTGGTGGCTTCAATGGCATCCTTGAGCATCTTCTGCTTCTGGACGACCAGCTCTGTATTAGAGGGGTCCAGTTTCAGGAGTTTATTGACATCCTTCAGTCCGGACTGCGTCCCCTTGATTGACTTGTTTACACTTTCCAGTGCTTTGGAGAGCTTTGTGGTATCGCCGCCGATCTCAACGGTGATGCCCTGGATTCTGGATGCCATTTGTGTAACCACCTCCTCGCAGGCATAAGAAAAGCCCATCTGCACAGGGCAGACAGGCGGAAAATAATCTGAAATTTACAATTCTGTCGTTGCTAAGCGGCAGAAAAAGAGCTATACTTAAATTGAGAAATTGTACTCAAAGGAGGTACGCTCTATGAGTGAATATAATATTGACATTGCCGATATGCAGTGCTGGGTTTTCCGCATGGCTCAGTCCAAGTGGAAAATGTCTCCCAGCGACTGTGCTGAACTGTTTAAGAAATACGACATTCTTGGATTTATTTCTGAATGCTATGACATCCTTCATCTAAACGGTTACGCCTGTGTTCTTCACGATGTTGAAACCTTGTTAAAGAATCGAGGTGTATCCGTATGATCGAATTGCAGGATGGGATGCTTCTGTACCACGGTAGCTACATTGGTATCCCGGCGATTGACCTGAATCGCTGCTTTGGTGGACTCGATTTTGGCCGAGGTTTTTATCTTACATCTTCCTACGAGCAAGCGTACAATTACGTTCAGCTTTCGGTTAGGAAAGCGATGCGTATTGGTACAGTTCCAAAAGATTTCAACCCGGAAGACGGACAGATATCTGTTTACAAATTCCACTACGATCCCAACATATTAGCTTACTGTTTCCAAGGAGCCTCTGTTGAATGGCTTCATTTTGTAGCAGCAAACCGAAAAAAGGATTTGTTCCCACAACTTTTGAAAAAATACGGCACCATCGACATCATCGGTGGAAAAATTGCAGATGACCAAACAGCCCACACCTTACAGCAGTATATCGGTGGCGTTGACTTTGGTATCCCCGGCACACCGAAAGCAGACAAAATAGCTATTGAAAAACTTCTTCCCAATCGCCTAAAAGACCAATTCTGTTTTCGCACGCAGGACGCCGTTAATCATCTTGAATATATAAGGAGTGACCGCTATGGAGATGTCAAACTATAACTTCACAGATACGCAGAAAGAAAGCTGTGCTGTCAGTCTCATGCGCGATACGGTCAAAGAACTCGCTTTGCGTGATACTATTTCCTATGAAGATGCACTGTTACGCTTCACAAATTCAAAAGTATATGAAACACTTTTCGACTATGATACCGGAATTTGGAGAGAAAGCCCCGACTATCTTCTGAATCTCTATGACTATTGCAATTCTAAAAAGACTGCCTAAGTTTTTTTCTACCTGACTAGCACTACTAAATCGGCTATACTTTCAGCAGCAATCAGGTTTCGGTAACCTTGCGAGGTCCGAGGCCGGGAAGATGACCTTTAGGCCACCTTCTTTCTCCCCCAGTTGTGCACGGCTGGGGGATTTTTTATACCTTACCGCCAGACGATTGTGCTTATTTCATTCACAATATAAGCACGGTCGTTTGTTTTTTGCTTTAGAACCGGTCGAAATCCTCCTGCGAGGCCAGCTCTTTGTACGGATAGTCGTCGTTCTGCCGCTCCGTGAACATATCATTGACCAACCCGATGGTCAGCAGGTCGAGATCGGCGATGCTGATACCGAGCTGTACACAGCGCAGCAGAAAGAGCGGGGTGGTCATTTCCCGCTCACTTTTGCGAGGTTTTTTCTGGATTCTACCTCGGTCTGCACATTCAGACCCCACAGTTCGATCAGCTGAGGCAGGATCTGGTAGATGGAGAAGGTGTTGAACTGGTCCAGGAACTCCTCCGGACTGTCCGGCACATTCGCGGGGTCAGCATGACGAGCCATCAGCCATGCCAGGTCCTCGAACATTTCCAGACTGAACAGGTCGAGGTTGGAATTATCCTCATCATTCTCTCCCACGCTCTTTTCCAGCTGGCGCAGATCCTTGTAGATGTCACGGCCGAACTTGATGCGGTACAGGCGAGGCACAGCGGCACTTGCCTTAAAGGTGACTTCCTTGCCATCGATCTCAATTTTCTTTGTAACTGCCATAATCGTAATCCTCCAAAATTTCATGTAAAATTGGCAGAGCCGAAGCCCTGCCATATATCGTGTTTCTTACTCTGCCGGGTCAATGCTCACCAGTGCATTACCGCCGCTCACAGTGGGCAGCTTGCCATCCCACTTCTGAACCTTCTGGTAATCGATCAGCGTATCGGACAGACTTTCTGCCAGTTTGCGGTTTGCCTCTGCCTGTGCGTCTGCGGCAATGGAAGTTTTCTGGGCTTCCGCCTCTGCATTGGTGATTGCCACCTGCTTATCCGCTTCTGCCTTGGCAATGGCGGCTTCATTCTCAATCTTCTGCTTATCTGCGTTCTGCTGTGCAATGGACTTCTGCTGGATGGCTTCGTTATAGGCATCCTCGAAATTCATGTCGTTGATGACGACCTTGTTTACGAACACAACGTCCTCACCATATTTCTGCACAATGGACTCTGCCAGCTTCTGCTGTGCCAGAGGCTCGATCTTGGTGCGGTTTGTCACCTCATTGGGGGCAAGTTCAGCCATCGCAGACTTAATGGCCGATGCCACCAGCTCGTCACCGACCAGACTCTTGATGTCGGACACATTCGCATACAGCCATGCACTCTTCTCAGGAAGCACCTGATAGGTCACGATCACATCAGCGGCATACACCGGAGTCTTGTCGGAGGCTTCGCCCCAGACCTGCGCTTCGATGTGCTTATCCTGCTGCTTGTTGTTGACCTTGTGGATGCTCTGCACAAAGGGAATGCAGAAGTTGAGCTTGCCGCTCTGGATGGTGGTTTCCTGGATCTGACCGAAGCTGGTCTTCACGCCCGTGTAACCGGTGGGGATGATGTGGAACGAGCAGACAGCCAGCACCAGAACGATGATCACTGCGAACAAAGGAAAAATCTTCTTCATAATCGTATACCTCTTTATAATAATGTAAGCAGAGCCAAAGCCCTGCGGTGTGTGCCGGTCACTTAGCCCTGCGGCTCCTCGGTATGACCGGTATCTTCGGTGTCCACAGCTTCTGCCTGCGGCTCATAGACCGCATCGTACCACTTGTTATAGACATCATCGGTGGTGTTGGTACCGGTCTTGGCCTTGACATAACCGTTTGCCAGAGGGGTTGCCTGCAGGTTCAGGGTGTCCGTCTTGACTTCCTTGCTGTCCTC